TGCTGTAAACTTTACAGATTATGAAAAGACTACTGAGTTAGCAAGAACATTTAACTATGTAGGTTTTAGTAGAACAGATTACTTTTCTAGTGTTGGTGCAAGAAGCGTAGAACAAACAAGATACTCAACACCTAACGAAACATATGATATGTTTTCTAATGGATGGTCTGTATATACAGATACTGTAACAAAAGAAACATATACATATACACCTGATAATACTTACATACAATCAGATAGATATGGAAATGTAATATCTACTAATGCTAAAGATGTTGAAGTAACTAAAAATACAGAAATGGCTACATCATTAAACAATCAGCTAGATGTAGTAGCAAAGAATACAGTTGAGTTAAATTTATTTGAAATGATGTATGAAGCATTTACTTCACCTGAAGCAGTAGCCAATGCAGGTAATATGTATGCTTCCAGTGTAAATAGTGTGTTAGGTGTTGATATGTATGAATATAATACTATTACTGGTAATCTTCAGTTGACTGATTACTACGACCCAATGAGTAGAGAAATAGATAGAATATCACAAGAGTTTGAAGATATGAAATCTAATTTTAGTGATTCAAGTGGAGATGGTGCTAGTCTAGCAGAACAAGCATCTAATTCAGAGCAAGTAGGAGACACAAGTGGAATGGAAGATAGTGGAAGTGGATTAGGTATTGCCTAATCTTGTAAATTAAAAAAAATATGATATAATTCAATCAAAGGAAAAGTATGACTAATGAAGAAGCATTAAAAGTAATCTTATCTGATATAAATTCAGCAAAAAATGCTAAGAAAGAAATTGATAGTAAAATAGAAGAATGGCTTAGTGAATACGAAGGTAATCCATACGGAAATGAAACTAAAGGTAGAAGCAAGATTGTTGTAAAAGACATCAAGAAAGCAGTTGAATGGTTTATACCTACTGCATCAGACCCTTTTGTTAAGAAACCTAGAATCGTAAAATTAGAAGGTATTACATCAGATGATATAGATACTGCTAAGATGCATGAGAGACTACTTAATTATCAGTTCATTAGAAAGTTTGATTCTTACAACTTTATTCATGACTTATTTAGAATATCTGCTACTGAGGGTACAGTTATTATTAGATGTGGTTGGGACTTTGAAGAGAAAGAAGAATCTAAAACAATAGAGAATTTAACATTAGAACAATTAGATGCAATAGAAAGAGAATCACAATTGGATATATCTTCTATCAATCCTAATGAAGATGGAACATTCAACTTAACATACATTAAAAGAACAACTGTAAAGAATCAACCTACTGCTGAAGTATTAAGAAATGGATATTGTTATCCAGACCCTAGTTGTACAACAGTTGAAGATGCTTCATTCTTTGCATACAAATATGAATCTACTATGTCTGAACTAAGAGCAAGTGGTAAGTATAAAGAAGAAGACTTAGAAGAATTATCTAATAGTATTGAAAGAGAAGATAGTTCTTTAGAAGCTAGAAGAGATTCAAGAAATAAACTTAATGGTAGAGACAATGACTATGAGTCTGAAGCAGAAGCTAACAAGAAAGTTACTGTATATGAGTATTGGGGTAAACTAGATTTAAATGATGATGGTATATCTGAACCTATTGTAGCTACAATAGTAAATAAGAAATTATTAGATATTGATGAAAACCCTTATCCAGATAAAGAATTACCATTTGTAGAAATTCCTTTTTCTAAGAATTCATTTGCTTTCTGGGGTAATCCATTAGCAGAGTTCTTGTCAGACAACCAAAAGGTTAGAACGTCTTTAATGAGAGGTTTTATTGATAATGTAGCACAATCTAATAATGGTAAGAAGTACATTAAGAAAGGTGCTATGGATGCTATTAATAGAAAGAAACATGAAACTAATGTTGGTGGTATAATAGAAATTAATGGTGATAAGTCTGATTTCTTTGAAGGTGAATTCAACCAAATATCTCCATCTGTATTTAACTTGTATGAATTGGTACAACAAGAAGCTGAAGCTTTATCAGGTATTAATAGAACTATGCAAGGTGTAGATAGTAAAGGATTAAATGATTCTGCTACTGGTGCTTCTATTCAGCAATCTAATTCTCAAAGAAGAATGATGGATGTAGTTAGAAGACATGCAAATGGTTTAAAGAAGATATTTAGAAAATGGATTTCATACAATAAAGAGTTCTTGACTGATTCAGAAGTTATGAGAATTAATGGTGAGTTTATTCCATTTAGAAGAGATGATATATCAGGTGAATTTGATATAGATTTAACTGTTGGAACAGATGGTATTACAGAAGCCAAAGTAAATCAAATTACTATGTTAATGCAACAAGTAGGTGGATTAGCAAATGTAGCTAGTATACCTCCAGAGTTCTTTAATCTTATGTTAGGTAAACTTGCTGATGAATGGGGATATCCAGATGTAGCACAAATGCTAGAGAATCCTACTCCTAAACAACCTAATCCTATGGAAGAAGAAATGGCTAAATTAGAAGTAGCTAATAGAACTGCTGAAGTAGATTTAAAGAAAGCTAAAGCTATTAAAGAGATGTCAGAATCTAATAGCAAGAATGTTAATACTAAGATGAATGCATTAGGTATTAAAAACGATTAAGCATTGGCATTCTCTATGATGTAAGACCAAAAAATATTATTAAGGAAAATTATGGAACAAGATATGAATATCATTCCAGAGTTACAAGAAGACATTAAACTTGGTGAAGCTCTTAAAAGATTACAAAAGAATAAGGACTTTAAGTTACTTATTTCAGAGATGTATTTAGATGAAGGTGTTAAGTATTTAACTACTAATATTCCAGTTGTAAAAGATAAAGAAAAAGCTTTTGAACAAATTACTTCAAGAGGTCATCTTTATAGATATTTACATGAGATTGAAACTAAAGCTAATGGTGCTATTGTAGCACTAGCAGAAATAGAATCATCAGAGGAGTAAGATATGTCTACTGAAGAAGAATACGAAGAGCTTTATAAGCAAGGGTTTGATGGAGATATTGTAGATTCTGAGAATAATGAAGAAACATTAGAACAACCTACTGAAGAAGAAGATGTACAAGCTACTGAAGAGGATGACGATTCTGCTGAAGAGAATACGGAATCTACTGAAGAGGACTCTGATGAGGAAAATCAGGAATCTACTGATGAAGAAGAGCCATATATGGTTATTGAAAGATTTGGTGAGAAGATACCTTTAACTAAAGATGAAGCAGTTAGAATGTCTCAACTTGGTTGGGATTATACTTCTAAGACACAAGATTTATCAGAACATAGAAAAAGACTTGAAATCATTGATGGATTACCTGATGAGGTTTTACAAGCACTTAAAGATGTATCTTCTGGGAATAAAGAAGCTTTAGCTAGTATTGCTGAAAAGTTTGAAATTGACCCATATGATATTGATGGAGTAGGCGAGTATAAGCCTAAAATCATAGAGAAGAACTATGAGTTAGAAGATGTTATTGCATCTATAAAAGAAGACTCAGAAAGTAGTTCTACTATTGATACTTGGGTAAGAGAATTACCTAATAGTGTTAATAGTACATTTGCAAATAATCCAGCTATCTTAAAAGGTCTACACGTAGATGTTAAGAATGGTATTGCAAAGAAAGTTATGCCTGAAGTGATTAAGACATTAAAACTTAATCCTAGTGCTGACTTTGTTACGACTTATCAAGAGATTGGTAAAAGAATGGTATCTACTGCTAATAAAGAGTCAAAACCTGAAGCAAGTAGAGAACAAAAAAAGAAAGCTATTCCTTCTAAAGTTAAACCATCTAAGCATATGAAAGACCATGTTTCTGTATGGGAAAGTGATGATAAGTTTAACGAGATGAGAAGAAAAGCTGGTCTTATTAATTAAGGATATATAAAATGGCAAATACAACTTTAACTCAATTACCTGCAAACATTCAAGGTTTCTATGATAGAAACTTATTAGATAGAGCAGAAGCAAACCTAGTACACGATAAGTATGGACAAGTAAGAAACTTACCTAAGAAAAGTGGAACAAAGATTAACTTTAGAAGATACTCTAATTTAGCAACTGCTACTACACCATTAACTGAAGGTGTTACACCATCTGGTTCTCAATTATCAGTTACTGATATTAATGCTACTGTATCACAATATGGTGATTATGTTACATTAACTGACCAAGTTGATATGTTTGGATTAGACAACACTGTTGCTGAAGCTACTGATATCTTAGGATACCAAGCTGGTCAAACTATTGATGAAGTATATAGAGATGCAGTTGTACCTAACTTAGCTAACCAAATTACTGTTAATGCTACTGGTGAGTCTTCAACTGTTGCTGGTGAAGTAATTACTGTTGCTAAGATTAAAGAAGCTATCTTAACTTTAAAAAATCAAAATGCAATGAAATTTACTCCAATGATTTCTTCATCTACTGGTGTAGGTTCTTCAGCTGTTAGAAGTGCATTCTGGGGTATTGTTCATCCAGATGTAGTATTCGACTTAGAAGACCAAGATGGATTTATTTCTGCTGAAAACTATGCTTCAACTAAGACATTAGAAGAAGGTGAAGTTGGTGCTGTTAAAGATGTTAGATTTATTGAATCTACACAAGCTTACATTAACACTGATGGTGGAAGTGCTGGTGTTGATACATATCATACAGCTATCTTCGGAAAAAATGCTTATGGTGTTGTTAATGTTAGAGGTGAATCTGCTTCTGCTTCAGTTATCGTTAAACCTTTAGGTTCTGCTGGTTCTGCTGACCCATTAGACCAAAGAAGTACAGTTGGTTGGAAGGCTAATGTTACTGCTAAAGTTCTTAATGATGCATTTGCAGTATCTATCATTTCAGCTTCATCACAAGGGGCAAACTCTTAATATAGAGTTTATAGGGGAGAGTAAATACTCTCTCTTATTAAGCTTTCTATTTGGAAGCAATAAACAATTTAAGGAGAATATATGTCAGTTGAAATTAACCAAGACATTATCACAGAAGCAGAAGAATTAGGTATCGTTGTACATCACAATGTTAAAGAAGAAACTTTATTAGCAAAGATTGAAGAGAAGAAAGCTGAAATTAAAGCCAAACAAGAAGCTAAAAAGAAAGCTAAAGAAGAAAAAAAACCAGAAGGTAAAGTAAGAATTATTGTAGAGTCAAGAGATGCTGAAGACAAATCACCAGACCAATTTTTTGGTTTTAATGGACAACATATCTTAGTTCAAAAAGGTGAAGAGGTTGAAGTAACTGAAACTATGTATAGATTTATTAAGTCTATTGGTAAGAAAGTTAAGAAGTTTAAAATGATACCTGATGAAGATGGAATACCAAGAAAGAAATGGTATGATAAGTGGGAATCAAGATTTATTGTAGAAAAAATAGATTAATAGAGGAGTCTTAGGACTCTTCTAGTTAGTTTATATTAAAGGGGAAATTATGGCAGGACTTTTAGATTATTTAAATTTTGACAATTCAGGTTCATTAAACTTTGGTGACATAGGTAGTGGACTAGGAGGTTTATATGACTTTGGTAAAGGATTAGTTGGTTCTAGCGGAACAATAGGTACTGATGGTGCTAGAACTGGCACTGAAGGACTTATGGGTTTCTTAACTAATAACCAAGATGCTTTAAAGTTTGGTGGTAATGTGTTAGGTGCTATTGGTAACTATCAACAAGCACAATCACAACAAGACTATGCTAAAGGATTATTAGACTTACAAAGACAACAAATAAATACAGCAGAAGCTGAAAGACAAAGACAAATAGATAAAGAGGAAGAAGCACAACAATCTATGATGACTGGATTTAACCAATCTGGATTAAGTAACTACTACGGAGTATAATATGGGAATGTTTAACACAGAAGTAAAACCAGTTAATGTTAGAGGTCTTGAAAACTTAGTTGCACAAGCTTCACAATCTCCATTAACTTCGTTATCTAAAGGTATGAAAGATTTAGATAATATCCTTACAAAAAGAGATAAGGAACAATATACATCTTATGCTATAGATAAGTTAAAGAATGCTAAATCTGTATCTGATGTACAAGGACTAGGATTAGACCTAGGAAGATTATCTGATGCTGGTAAAATGCAATATTCTAATTCACTAGACATGATTAATAAGATATCTAATGAGCAAAGAGCATTATCACAAGAACAAAGAGCAGAAGATACATTTGATATGCAAAAGACTAAGTTTGGTCAAGAGCAAGATGCTTTACTACAAAAACAAATTACTAATGAAGTATTAGCTAATGTAGATAGTATGACACCTGAACAGATAGAACAAGCAAAACAATACTCTGGATTAGATGCATTAA